TCCGTTAGAGGGTATGACCATTATCATCGAGCAGGAAGAGCCTTTCACTGCGAAGATCAATCGAGCCAATCGAGCCAATGTGATTGAGAACTGGAAGTTTGGTCCTGAAGAGACCACAAGCGACAACACTGACTACTATCGAATGATGGCTAAGGCTTGGAGCGTGAAGCCTGTAGAGGCTCGCAGGCAGATGTGTGGTAACTGCGAATACTTTAAAAACTCCCCTGAAAAGCTGGAGTATATAGAAGTCGTTCCAGAGGATGAGTATGACGCTGACGGCGGTGGTCGAGGCTACTGCGAGAAGTTTGAGTTCGTATGCCACAACCTGAGAGTGTGTCAGGCGTGGGAAGAAAGAGAAGACGAAAGCGAGGAGGATTAATCATGGCGGAGTCAGCCCTACGCAACATACTCCAAATGAGACCAAGGCAGGAGAATCAGGAAACCCCGTACATTGATCTGCTGAGACAGAACAAGGACAAGGATTTCGTGAACAGAATACTGAATCCCGGTATCGCTCCTGCTGGCATCCCGTGGGAGGGCGATAGTACGGCCACCCATCAGATGGCCGCAGAAGTTGACAACAATGGCAACTGGTATGTGTTTCCCACGATAGTGAACCGGGGCGGCAAACTTGAGGCAATGCCACTGTACGATGCAATGGATGATGCTATGAAGACCGGCGAGTATATTCCAATGCCAAATAAGGAATCGGCAATAAATCTGTCGGAGAATTATAAAACCAAAGCAATGCAGGACTTTTATTCCAGACCTGTTCAGCGACCGCAGGTTCAGCGGCCCAACAACCCGTCAGCACTCAGACAGTTTACTCCCCAGTCAGCAGAGCCTGCTGTACGCTCCTACAATCCGCTAAACCCTGCGTTCAGGGAGACGATGAGATCGGGCATCACAGACATTCTAGGAGGTCGAGCAATGGGCGGCACTCCTTCGCAGCGATACAGGGCTGGCATGGCTGATCTGCTCACTGGTGGCGTGGACGTTGTGCCTGGTCTTGATCTGGCTCTTGGGGTGGCTGACACAGTGCAAGCTGCAAGGGGCGGGAACTACGGTACTGCTGCCATCCTTGGTGGGGCGACTGTATTGGGCATGGCTCCACTCATTGGGGATGCCGCGAGCAAGGCTGTGCGCGAGGGTCTGGATATGTCCACGGCTGCAAGGATGCAGAGGGCTGATGAAGTATCTCTGCCAGGGAATTACTATCATGGGTCGCAAAGGATTGATAGGGTTGTAGAGAAGAACGAGATCGACCCAAGAAGAGCCACTAGCGGGCCTATGCCATTTTTCACGGACAACCCTGATCTAGCCTCAAGCTATGCCAAAAATAAGTCAGATACCAGCCTTCCCGAAGGAACATACCAAGATGTTTTTAGGGTTTCTCCGAAAGACTTGGGCATAAGTGGCAGAACTCCAATTACAGTAGAGAGAAGCTGGAATTTCTTGGACCAAAAAACAAAAGATGAAATAAGAGACAGAGCCACGAGGATTGGATACGAAAATTTTGAAGAGGGCAGCGGAAAACTAACTCTTCATCCATCTGGGACAGACGCATCTCCATCTAAGAGCCAATACGATTTCTTAATGAGAACGTCTGCAAGAGGGAACCCACTGGCAGCTTTGCGAGAGCTATGGGTTGATAGCGGAAATCTTTTTAACGAGGAAGAAAAACTGGCGGAAATATACAGGTTAGCCGGATTTCCGGCGAAGATAGATCAATCTCTTGCTCCTTGGACTGAGGCTGCTGGAGTTCTTCCGGTAAGGCTTAGGATTGAAAATCCTCTTTTGACAACCAATACATCTGAAATTTCAGAAAAGGTTATTCCTGCTCTTGAAGCCGCCTTTAAGAATTCAAGAACAAAAACAAAGCCATATGGCGCAGATTTATGGGACAAAAACACCAGATATACGCCTAAGCAATGGGTTGAGCAGCTCAAGCAGGATATTTTAAACAATGAAGATAGTTTTGTTTGGACGTCTATCCCAGACAAAGTAACTGATGCTCTAAAAAATCTAGGCTATGACGGCATACTTGATAAGGGCGGAAAGATGGGCGGCGAGGCTCACACTGTTGCCATTCCATTTAGACCCAATCAGGTTAGATCAATCTTCGCTGACTTCGACCCTGCCAAGCGAGAGTCAGCCAAACTGACGGCTGGAGTGGGTGGAGCGGCAGTCGGCCTATCAGCACTGCGTGGCCTTCAGAGCGACGAGCAAGAACGAAAGCCTGATTAGCGAATCTGACCAACTATTGTGACTTCTGACCAATAGTGCTAAATTGTAAACAGGCCACCAGACCTTTTCTGGGCATCTCACCTATAAGGGCAAATTATGACGCAACCAGGCGACTACGAGTTTGATGACACTCCTGATGAGGAGCAAATTGAAACGCAGGAGGCTGAAGATCAGCCAGACGTTGAAACTGATGTCGAGGATGATTCCGAATCGTCAGAGGATAGTGGGGAGACTCACGATAAACCGATCTTCACCGAGGCGCAGCAAAAGGTCTTCGATGACGCAATTGGGAAAAAGGTATTCAAGCTCCGTGAAAAAGAGCGTGAGGCCGAACAGCTCCGAAGGCGACTAGAAGAACTTGAGCAGCCACAAACTCGGTCGCGGCCACAGGTGCCAGCTTTGCCCGATCCGTTCGCTTTGTCCGACGAGGAATACAAGCGGCAGATCATGCACAGAGAGCAGGCGCTTATATCCGCTGCTGCCTATGATGCCCAGGCGCAGATGTTGCAACGGCAGCAAATGCAATTGGCTCAGGAGGCAGAGCAAAAGCAGCAGGAAGTATTGGTTGAGAAGGTCCAAAGCTACGCTCAGAGGGCTAAAACCCTTGGAGTTAAAGCAGAGGAGCTTCAGGCAGCAGGCTCGATTGTAGGTCAGTTTGGAATTGATGATTCGCTGGTGCAGTACATCCTTGAGGATGATCACGGTCCACTAATCACCAAGTATCTGTCCCAGAACGTCACTGAATTGGACGCACTGAGACACTTACACCCAACGATGGCTGCGGTCAGGATTGCTACGTTGATCAAGCAGAAGGCTGTAGCCCTGAAACCCAAATACACTAACGCTCCTGATCCCGTTCGACGACCGATGCCATCAAGCGCACAGGTCAAACCGAAAGGGCCGAAGGGGGCAACATTTGAATAGGTGATAAAATGCCCAACAATTTAGGAAGTAACGTAACCCGTAAGGTCGCCCGTGTATTCCTCGATGCTTTCGAGAACTCACGGGTGATCACCAAGACTGTTGACACTCAGCTTTTGGCTGACAAGTTCAACCCGTCATCTGGTTCCACTGTGGACTTCAAGCGTCCCCATGACTACAAGACCATCCGTACTTCTGGCGGTGACATCTCTGCATCTACCAAGAGCGAGATCATTGCTGGTAAGGCCACTGGTACTGTACAGAACTACTTCACTGCTGCTACCGAATGGGGCAACGTGGAAGAGGCTCTGCAACTGGACCAGCTTGAGGACATCCTGGCTCCGATGGCTCGTCGTATCGTGACTGACCTCGAACTGGACTTCGCATCCTTCATGCTGAAGAACAGCTCCCTGCGTTACGGCACACACGGCACAGCAGTAGACGCTTGGTCTGATGTTGCAGGCGCTGGTGCGTTCATGGATGCGATGGGTATCGACCCAAGCACAGACCGATATTACCTGATGAACCCGTTCACAACGGCAACACTGGCCTCTGCTCAGTCTGGTCTGAACTCCGTTGACAGCCTGATTCGTACTGCTTGGGAAAATGCCCAGATCAGCACGAACTTCGGTGGTCTGCGTGCGCTGAGTGCAACGACTCTGGCAAGCTTCACTTCAAGCACTGGTGCGGATCGCGCTGGTACTCTGACTGCGGCTCCTGATGCAACTTACGTTACTGCGAAGGACACAATGACCCAGTCTCTGGCCGTCACTGCGTTCCAAGCGAACATGGTTGTGAAGGCTGGCGAGCTGGTGACCATTGCGAACGTCAACCGTCTGAACTGCTCTACCCGTCAAGCGATGGTGAGTGCAACTGGCGGCAACGTAGCATGGACTGGTGTTGTGACTGCTGACGTTACTCTGGGCGCATCTGGTGAAGGCACGCTGGTAGTGGCTGGTCCTGCGATCTACGAAGCGACTGGTCAGTACAACACTGTGACTGCGGCTCCTGCTAACGGCGCTGTGATCACAATCCTGTCCTCAAGTGCGACTCTGTACCAGCCCAACCTGTTCTACGCCAAGCAAGCCTTTGGCATGGGCACAGTGAAGCTGCCGAAGCTGTACTCCACTGACACTGTTGCGACTACCTCTGACGGTATGTCTATTCGTATCAGCAAGTACTCTTCAGGTGATGCGAACAAGCAGCAGATTCGATTCGACCTTCTGCCCGCCTACGCTTGCTTCAACCCGCTGATGGCAGGGCAGGGCTTCGGCGTATAAGTAGTGGTACAATGGTGGCGCATCTTCAGGGGTGCGTCACCATTTTCATCTGGGGTGAATCATGCCAAAAGCTAAAGACCCGCGATTAGAGAGAGTAGGCGTAGAGGGCTTCAACAAGCCGAAACGCACTCCGAACCATCCCACGAAATCCCATGTTGTTGTCGCTAAAGTAGGCGACCAGATCAAGACGATCCGCTTCGGCCAGCAAGGTGTCAGCGGTAGTCCAAAGCGTGAGGGCGAGTCTGAAGCAGACCGCAAGCGCAGAGCTTCATTCATGGCAAGGCATCGAGAGAACATCAACAAGGGCAAAATGTCAGCGGCGTTTTGGGCCGCAAAGGAAAAATGGTGAGCACAAGTATCTGGATTAAACCAAGCGGTGTAGAAGTCTCTGTGGCCGAATCAAGCGCATCTGCTGCTGAAGGTCTGGGATGGAAGCGCAAGGAATCAGTCAAGGCTGAAGAGCCAGCAAAGCGTGGAAGAAAACCAAAGCAGGGGGAATAACCAATGGCGACTGTGGCGCAAGTAGCGAAGGCTTCACTTCAGGCAATTCTAGTCCAAGCCTCTGAGTCTCCCTTGGAGGCCGATGAGTATCAGGACTTCATCTTTGCCATGAACAACTATATGTCTTCCCTTGCAGCCAAGGGCATCAACCTTGGGTATACGTCTGTCAGTAACCTTGCTGATGAGGTAACGGTTCCCCCAGGCGCACTGACTGGTCTGATTGCGAACATGGCCTTCCAGTCTGTCCCCTACTACGGCGGTGTGGTGACTCCTGAGCTTGCTGCAACGGCGCGTGAGGGGATGCAGGCGATGCGTCAGCTTGGTCAGGTGCTTACCCCTACCAGACTGCCTTCAACGCTTCCTGTAGGCTCTGGCAACGAGGACAATCAATTCGGAAACGGATTGCACTTCTACCCAGAGAGCGAAAGTCTGGTTCTCACGGAAATAAATGGCGGGATTGCTCTGGAGGTATCAACAAATGGTTGAGCGTAGTTATGGTGTAAGGCAATCTCAGTTTGAGGCGCAGACGAGCATTATCCCCGGCTCCTCTTTCGGCTTCTTCTACAATGGCTACAACTACAAGATCACCTACGCCAACTTCATCAGTGGCTTAGGTGTGACCGGCACGATTGTTCAGGATGGCGCGGTAACTGGTACCCCTGTTCTGGATGTTCAAGGCACTGTTAACAATATCCGAAACCTTGAGGCTGGCGCTGGCATCTCCCTTGGTGTCAGTGCTGAGAACGGCATCGAGATAGCCCACAACTTCACTGTCGATTCCGTTGGCGAACCGTTGATGCAGGATGCTGGTGACGCGAGTCCTACATTCGTTTCACTGGTAGGCGGGACAGGCATTGAGGTCACCACTTCTGGGAATACCATTGAGATAGCCTCTACAGACGCTGAGAGCTACGCTGCCGTCTCGATGACTGGTAACTCTACTGCCACAACGATTGCGTCTACAGCGACTCCTGTGAAGGTCGCAGGCACCTTTACACTCGGTGACATCTCTACAGGCTGGACCGGCACAACGGCTGGACGGATTACACACACTGCGGCTACGGCAAGGCATATCATCAATGCCATTGTGACATTGGATGTCTCCTCTGGAAGCAACCATAAAATCTCCGTGTACATTGCGAAGAACGGGACCATTGCCTCAGTTAAAATGACTGACACGATCTCTGCCGGTGCTCCACGGGCGCTTGCGACATTCGCAAATCTGTCTCTGGCTCCGAATGACTACGTTGAAATCTTTGTGAGGAACGAGTCAACAACCGATAGTGTGATTGCCGTCAATGCTCTGTTGAGTGCTCTCTAATGCTGCTGCCAATTACCAGTGGGTTCTATGTAAGCCCGTCACTTCCTCTGAGTGCTCAGGAGTGTTTGAACTGGTATCCCAATATCAGCGAGGCTCCGGCCTTGAGTCCTGAGAACCTTTTCGGCACTCCGGGTCTGGTGCAGCTTGTCTCCTCTGGGACTGTTGAGAACCAGAACAGGGGAATGCACGAAATGGCTGGCATCGCCTACACTGTGAACGGCCAGACCCTTTACAAGATAGTCGAGACAATCACACTGGGTGTTGCAAGCTACAGCCTGACAAGTCTGGGAACGATTACAGGGACGGCAAGGGTCTCGATGGCCGACAATGGCACTCAGTTGATGGTGCTGGTGCCTGGCGGTGATGGGTTCATCTACAACCATGTGACTGACACCTTTGCCCAGATCACTGACGCTGACTTCGATGCGAATGGGAACCCGCAGTTCGTTGTGTTTGTGGACTCCTACTTTGTCTGTACGACCGACACGAAGAAGTTTATTTGTTCTGCTCCCAATGACGGACTGAGCTACAACGCTCTGGACTTTGGAACGGCTGAGTCTGATCCAGACGTCACTGTTGCTCCTATTGTCTTCAAGAACCAGCTATTCATTTCAGGTTCACAGACCATTGAGGCTTTTCAGAATGTCGGCGGGACTGACTTCCCTTTTCAGCGGACTGGCCTGTTCTTGCAGAAGGGCGTCTATTCTCCCTACTCACTAATAAATGCACAGGACACCTTTGTGTTCGTGGGTGGCGGTGAGAACGAGGGTCCGTCTATTTGGGCGCTGTCAGGAAACGACACGGCGAAGATCAGCAGCACCCCCATTGATAACCTTCTCCAAGACCTGACGCTTTCTCAGTTGCAGTCGATCTATTCGTGGGCGTACTCACAGAATGGGGCGTACTTCATTGGGTTCACTCTGCCAACAACGACATTGGTGTTCGACCTGACATCCAAGCGATGGCACGAACGACGATCACTGCTTGATGATGAGCTGAGTCAGTATCGAATCACGGCCATTTGTAAAGCCTACAACCAGATACTGTGCGGCGACTTTATCGACGGCAGGATTGGAAGGATTGATCCTCTTGTCTACACGGAGTATGGCAACACGATCATCCGACGAGTAGCGACCCAACCCTTTCAGAATAACCTCAAGGCGATCTTTGTTCCTTCGATTGAATTGACCGTTGAGTCTGGTGTTGGTAACACTGCGGTGACCGATCCAGTGATTACGATGGACCGAAGCAAGGACGGGAAGACATGGTCTGATGCGCGAACCAGAGCCATTGGCAAGATCGGTGAATACAACCGTCGAGCGATCTGGAGAAAGAACGGCAGGGCGTCACGTTTTGAGATATTCAGATTCACTTTGACTGATGCGGTAAAGCCCGTGATTCTTCAGCTAAATGCTGAGATTATCGGGGGCAGCAAATGAAGACTCCGCTGCTCAATGTTGCACAGCCTATCGTTGATGATTCTGGTAAAATGGCGCAAGCGTTCAGGACTTGGACATTGGATGCCTCTTTGAGCATTCCGATTGTTGGGACAGGTTCTCCAGAGGGCTTGGTATCTGCCAGACAGTTCCAGCTCTACATCGACAGCACAGGAACTACGGGTTCAATTGAATATCGAAAGATGCTTTCTGAGATTGGTGGCGACAGGACGCAGGGATGGATTCTCGTTTAGGTAAAATGCTATCCAGCAGACCAGAGTCTGTCACGATACCTACCAAGGCGAGAGCGTTAGAGATTTTGCAGCATTCCAGCGTATGTGTTCCTTGGGGATTCTACGTTGATGACATTGGCAACATGGACGGCCTTGTACTTCTCGATGACAAAGTTTTGGTGCAGTTGATCCCAAAGGGCAGAAAGCTAGAGATTCACGGCTGCTGCAAGCTGCGAGATCGGGCAAAGATGGGCGAACCGTTTGCCAAGCTCCTAGAATGGATTGCACAGCATGGATGGGCGCAGATTTACACAACGGCTCCAGATGATCGAGTGGCATTGAAACGAATGCTAACCAACTTGGGCTTCAGTCAACACAATGCGAGGTGGATATATCATGGGCATGGACCCAGTAACGATGCAGGCAGGAGCGGCAGCAATAGGACTGGGATCAAATATGCTCAGTCAGCGATCCAACAAAAAGCAAATCAGCAAGGCCAACAGGCGCTCGATGGCGATGGCTAACACCAACCTCAACAATCTTCTTCCTGCCTACCAGCAGGCTCAAGACACGGTGGTTGGTGGCTACGGCCAGGCTGGGCAGATCAATCAGGAGGCTTTGAATCGAGCCTACCAGATGCAGGGCGCTTCTTTTATGCCTAGAATGCAGGCTTATCAGGGCGGCAACGTGGCGGCTCAGAATGTGAACCTTGCTTCAGTGCCTGCGATGCGTGCGGCAATCCTTGGTGGGCGCATTCCTGAGATGGCTCCTGCTCAGTCTCTGCCGATTGACCAAGCGGCTCTTGCTGGACTGATTAACCCGCAGGCGCAGCAGTTCCCAGCGATGCAGCAATTCCAACCGATGCGACAGTTCCAGAGGTAAGCTATGGCGTACACAGCGCAAGAAGTCGCGGCATACTTAGCGGCCAATCCTCAGTTGAGTCCTGATGAGATTCTGAGCCTCGCCCAGAGTAATGGGGTCGGGGCTGATGTTCTATTCCAAGCACTGAATGTTGATGGCGGACAGTATCAGGGGGTGGCCTACGATGATGTTGCTGCGGCCTATCAAGCGGCCCCTGTTCAGTTAGCTTCAGGTGCTGATGTAGCCAGCACAGACACTCAACAACAGGTCCAAGCAAATATTCCTGCCGCTGTTACAGGGGCGGCCAGCACAGGGACGGCAGCATCCGGCGCAAGCACAGCATACATTCCCGGCCAGATAACCGATCAGCAGTTGATAGACTATTTCGCAGCGAACCCTGGGCGGTCTGACAGCGAAAACTTTGCACAGTTGCGGCAGTATCAGGTATCGCCTGAACAGGTGTCTCGCGCACTTGGGATTCCGCTGGATCAAGCTCAAACCAGATTCAGGGAGGCCAGAGCTGGCGCTACTCCTATCGGAGTGGTTGGGTCAGAGGAGGCGCTGGAAAGAGGGCTTGCTGATGCAACTGGAACGCTGAGAGGCGCTGAGACTTCATCGCGTTTTGATATCAATGACGCGCTTCAGAAGATCAATCAGCTTTATGGCGTAAACATTACTGACCTGCAAGCGGCGGCAGATAAAGCAATCAGTGACTTTCAGCCATACTATACAGGCGGCACAAGAGCATTCGATGTGCAGCAGGCATTGTCTGGGTCATTGGGCGTAGATGCTTTCAATCAGGCAAGACAAGAGTCTCCCTACGAGAAGTTCTTGTTTGACCAGGGCATGAGAGCAAACCTTGCTGGCGCTGCGGCCACTGGTGGACTAGGTGGCGGCAATGTTCAAAAAGAGCTTCAGCGATTCGGACAAGACCTTTCTTCAAAAGGATTGCAGCAGCAAATAAACAACCTTGAGCTTCTGTCTGGCAGAGGCTTCCAAGCTGCTGGGGCGATGGGCGACATAAGACTGAACACGGCTCAGAACATTGCCGGTCAGCGTGGAGACATGGCGAGCTACCAAGGGCAGGCTGGTGCTGCTTTGTCTAACATTGGTCAGAACACAGGAACGAACATTGCCAATATGCAGTACGGCACTGGGCAGGAAATGGCGGCAGGTCGGACAAGGGCTGGAGAACAGTTGTCAGGGCAAATTGAAAGGGCGTCCCTGCAACAATCTCGACTGCTTGGTGATCTTGGTGACTTCCAATCCAACCTGATTGGAGATCAAGCTACCAACTTGATCAATATGCAGAACGCAGGGGCAAATCGAGCGGCTCTGAACGCAACCGGCTTGGCTGGTGATATTTCCAGATTGCAGACCGGCTTAGCCGGAGATCAGATGGACGCATACAGCGGGGCCACTAGAATAAACTCTCCTTCGTTCGATTATGAGGAGGCGTTTAACGCTGCGGCTGGTGGAGCTGACTTTTACAACCAATTGGTAAATGCGCCAAGAAAAGGCGGGCTTTCCCCAGTGTCTGACAGTGCTGTTTTTAGTCCCTATGGTCCATACAGAGGAAGATATAGTGCGCCTGCACCCGCCAACCCTTTTGGCGTCCCAGACTATAGGAAGCCCCTTAACTTCAGCGTTGTCGGCCCATAACATCAGGAACATTTCATAATGGCGATCAATTTCGGTGACATACTTGGTGGTCTTGGTGCAGCTTACGGCGGTAGAGCGCAGGAGTACGCTGAAGGCATTAGGCAGCGTGAGCAGGGTCTTACTGAGCAGAAGCGTGTAGAGCTTGAGGCTCGTCAGCGTGCTATGTATGAGGACGCAGATACTGCTCTTCGATTCTTGACAGAAAATCCTGAAGACCCGCGCATTACCAGGCAGATGAGAGCGAACAGTGTTATTCAGCTTGCTGAAGATCGGCTCGACGCTCTTTCCAGCTATCCTGACGCTGACCCAAGTGACACACTGCAAATACTCAGGGACGCGCAAGCCATGCGAGATCAAGACGATCCAATGGCTATCAATCGCCTGATGACTACTCTTTTCCCTGCTGCCTCGATCTATCGGCAGAGGTTTGCTCCACAGCAAGCAGAATATACGCTGAGTCCTGGGGAGCGAAGAATGAGGGGAGACGAGGTTATTGCGGAGGTTCCAGAGGCCGAAGAGCTTGGCTTTGAAATTATGACCGCTGCTGAAGTGGCTGCGATCCCAGGCCTTGACCAAACCAAGGCTTATAAGAAAAACCTCAAGAACAACGACATTGTGCAGATTGGTGGCGGCGGACCAGTGATCAATGTAGGCACTGCAACAGAATCCGAGCGTACTGCTGGCATACTTGCAAACAGGCTTGATTTTGCTCAAAGCCAAATAAATGACATTTTGGCGGCATCTCCTGAGTCAGAAAGCCCTGCTGCCGGAGCAACTGCACTCAGTACTCTTGGTCTTGATTATTTGGCAAGGCTTGCAAATCCTGCTGAGCGCCAGATTGTAGAGGCCGCTCAAATGGATATGCTTGATGCAGCACTGACATTAGGTACAGGCGCGGCATATACGCGAGAGCAATTAGAAGGCTATCGAGCCTCTTATTTCCCGCAAATTGGCGATGATCCAAGAACTGTTTCGGCAAAGGCCCAAAGGCTTAATAACTTGGTCAGTGCGGCTTATGAAAAAGCAGGAAGAGCGGCTCCAGAAAGCAGAAGAGGCGCTCAAGCTACTGTGCCTCAAGATTGGCTTGACTCAGGGCTTACTCAGCAAGACTGGGATGCGCTCCCAGATAATGAAAAGCAAGTATTCTTGGAGGGCAATTGATGCCGCCTAAAACAAGAGAGCAAATTATTGAAGAGGCGTTGCGGAGAAAGCAGAGATTCGTTGGGCCTGTGGGAATGGTCCCAGAAGGCCCGATGACAAGGGAAGGTATTATACAGGCGGCTCTTGCAAGGAAGATTGCTCCGCAGCCTTCTCAGTCACCTGCAGCGCCTTCTCGTCCGGTCATGGGAGCTGCTGAAGCGACAGGGGCTGTCCTGAGCGGGGCATTAGCGGAGCCTGTTTCTGGCCTTGTTGGTATGGCCTCAACGGTTCCGTATGGCCTTGGGATTACTGAAACTCCTCCCGGAGATGTTGTAAGGAACGTGCAAAGCGCAATGACATATCAGCCGCGCACTGCTACCGGACAGCAATATATGCAAAATGTCGGGCAGGCATTGCAGCCAGTGGCGGGCGCGTTGCAGTCAGCGGAGTCTTCACTTGGGGAGTATGGCTACAACTTAGGCGGTCCTGTTGGTGGTGCAATTGGTCAAACTCTTCCGACAGCAGCAATGGAATTGCTTGGGATTGGCGCAGTAAGAAAGGCTAGAAGCATAGCAAACGCTCCCATTCCGTCTTCGGCCGGAGAGGTGATTGAGGCTGGCAGAAGGGCTGGGGTGCCGGTAACAACAACCGATGTGCTTCCTCCTGAAACTTTTGCCTCAAAATGGGCGCAATCCATATATGAAAAAATCCCCATAATAGGCGGAGCTGGCGCAAGGCAATCACAGCAAAGACTTAGGCAAGAAGCTGTCAGCGCACTTGCTGATGAGTATGGCTTGGAGCTTGATAGCATTGGCGACCTCTCTGCTCAGATCGTAAATTCTATCAGCCAAAAAAGTGCTGCAACATTAAGCAGGGCGGCTTCGCAGAGAATGCGGGCTACTCAGGTTCTTGATCCGCTGGGTGAGGTTCCCTTAACAAATACATCTCAGGCAATTGATTCTCTTTTGGCACAACAGGCTTCGCTTGGCGCTAGAGCAGATCAGGGTCTTGTTTCGACCCTAAACAATATCAAGTCATCTCTTGCTATTGGGCCTATGGCGGCGGGGATGCAGGCTCCTAGAAACTTCTCTGGCGTGAAAGATATACGAACCACTGTCATTGAAGACCTAAAGGCAATCAATAGAAGCGAAGACCCAAGATCGGCAGCGCAGTTGCAACAAATAAAGTCTGCGATTGATAAAGACATGGTTTCGTTTGCGCGGCAAAACGACCAAGTTGCTGCAAGAGATTGGCTTGAGTCTAATCGCGTCTTCGCAAGAGAGCTTGAGGCTACCAGAAACACTGAGCTTCGCAGAGCGTTTAATTCTGGGAACACGACTCCAGAGGTAATCCTTCCTATTCTAAAGGGAGGCAAAAGAAGCGAGCTTGAAAGATTGAACAACGCACTTTCGCCTTCTGGAAGGCAGGCTGCCCGCTCTGCAATTTTGTATGACGCACTGGCTGAAAGCGGATATTTCTCAGACATAGCAAATGCCAACCCAGACAGGTTTGCTACTGCCTTGGGCCGCCAGAATAGAATGCAGGCTGTAGACATTTTCTTTGAGGGTGCGGATAAGGATGCGCTGTCTGGATTCACTCGCCTATTAAATGCGACTCGTCGGGCGCAACAGGCAAGCGTCAATCCGCCAACAGGACAGCAGCTAGCTCCTTTCGCACTTGGTGTGTCATCAGTAGCACAGCCGCTAATAACGGCGCTTTCGGTTGGCACCGTTTCAGGTATTGGGCGAATTTATGAAAGTGCCGGAATGCGAAATTTTCTGTTAAGATTGAACAATACAAAAGCTGGCTCTCCGCAAGAAATGGCGCTAATTGAGGCAACAATTCCTGCTTTGACAGCATCACTGCAAAGTCAGTCTAGGCAGTCTGAGGAGAATAGATAATGGCTCTTGTAACGCAGGATCGAGCAAAAGAGCTTTTAGAATATACTGCTAAAAATGAAATGGGATTCCATGCGAATCACGGGAGGGTAGCACCATAGCGCGTTACGGCGATCTAGGCACACAATACTTTGACGATGCGGGCGACCCCCTAGTAAGTGGAAGAATCTACTTCTACGAGACTGGCACGACTACCCCGAAGACAACCTACGCTGACGTTGACTTCACTATCCCCAATACCAACCCAGTGATCCTGACTGCTGCTGGTA